ATGTCGTCCAATATTTCATTGGTCTGGGAAAGCAGGTTCACGATTTCGGCAATCTTGCCGTCGTCGTCAACACGCTTGGCCCAGTCCATAAGCGTTAATGCCGCAGGTCCGATAGTTGCCATAGCTTCACTCCGTTTCGCTAGAAAGGTGAGAAGGCGAACAGTCGAACAGGAGACGTTCTCTCCTGTTCACCTGTTCTCCTGTTCTATTCACTCGATGAGCTTCCGCTCATTGTCGGGTACATCTTGGCGAGCAGATCTCCTTGTTTGTCCATTGCAGGCGGCTTTCCGCTAAGTGGTCCCGGCTCCGCCAGCAGCCTTCCGATCTTCACGAAGAACTTGACCATCGCCGGATTGTTGCCGGCGCCCGTCATGTCAAGCGCCTGGCGTAAGGCCCGCGCTTCTTCCGCCGTCTTCACGAACGGGTTGCTTTCCCCCGGCTGGAACACCAGGGCGGAAGTCTTGATGCTTTCCTCCAATTTCGTTTCGCCGATCTCGGGATCCGCCTTTACTTCCGCCTGCCACTTCTCCTGGGTTTCCTTCCAGGCCTTGTACGGAGCTTCCCCCAACGCCTTGATCTTTTGGGCACCGAACTCCAGGACCTTTTGCGCCTGCTCTTGCGTCAAATCCTGCTCTTTGGCGAAGGATTTGAATTCGACAGTCTGCGCCTCATCCAAGGTCATGCCTTCAGGGATGGTGAACTCCGCATATTCCTCCGGGGCTCTGGGCTCGGGCTTTTTCTCCTCTTCGGAGGTCTTATCGCCGTCCTTTTGCTCCGCCTGCCCCCGCGCGTCTTTGGCGGGGGTTGTTTCCTCAGTGTTAGTTTCTTCCCCGCCGATGATGGGATTCGGCGGCTTCAAAGACGAATCAGTGGTCTGGTCAGTCGTTTGTGTCTGAGTCTGTGTCTGAGTCTGAGTCTGCTCAGTACTCGTCTGTTCAGTAGTGGTTGTTTGCATCTGTTCGTCCGCCATAAGAATCCTTTCAGGCATCGCCAAACGAAAAGCCCGCCTCCGCCGTGCACGGAAACGGGCTTCTCAAGTTTGGCTGCGCTCAACGGGTGATCGGCCCGGAACGCCAAAATTGTGTTTGTGCTATCGGGTATCTCCTAGGCTTCTTTCTCCTTGCCCTGGTTTTCGACTGCCATTCTTATATAAAGCTCCGGCCCCCCGTTGAGCCGATTGATGTCCCCGATCACGTGACTTCCAATGTCGCGCTTGCCTTCGTTAAAAGCCATTATGAGCGCATCTGTCGAAAACGAAAGTCGGAAAACCCCGCAGCGTGCAAGCAGCTCCCACAGCCAAGCGCGCCCTTCCGGAGTACTCATCAGCACCTTGAGCGCCCCCTGCGTCAGGATGTCCCGCCGCTTCTGCTTTTCTTTGCGGCCCTTTACCTGCTCTTCATCGGCCGCGTTGTAGGGCTTTTGCTCTTCACCCATCTCTCGATTCCCACTCTTCACGTTCCATCATCACCCCATTGATCGGACAACCGGCAGTCATACAGCAGATTAAACTGATTTTCTCCCATGGCTGTCGAGGCTCTTGTTTGCACCATGGGCATATCTTCACTGCACCACTCCCCCGCCCGGCTGCTCGTATCCGAGCATTTTTTGCAAGGCATTTTGACCGCCGCCAACATCCGTATCGCTTAATGTCTTAGCCCCTTGAACGGCCGCCATCGCCATCTGAGCCTGCTGTGCCTGTTGGGCTTGCTGCAGCCTCGCCTTTCTTGCCGCATCCCTCTTTTGCTGGGCAACAATCAGTTTCTGCGTCACCCCGATGAGGTCCGCATATTCCCGAACCGCTTCATCGAAGTCCACATTGTCCAAGGCTTCCGGTTTGGCAGCCGCCAAGTTTCCAACAAAGGCCACTAAGCGCTCGATGCCGGTTGTAGCCGTGGACTTCTGCGCGTCCGCCAATACCGAGACGCACTCAATATCAAACACCTTGCCCCTGATTTCCGGCGGCGGTGGAGGAATCAGCCGGGCCCGCCACATAATGGCGAATGTGCGCTCGATCAGCGGATTTATCAACTCAAACTGCGAGCGCTCCAAGAAAGGCCCCAGCATCAGCATCTTTTCCTGCTTGCGCTCGATAATCTCCGTCGCCGTCCTTACTGTGTCGAGCTGTGAAATCATAAGGAAAAGGTCTGCGAAGAACGCGCGGTTTATCCGCTCCTCCGCCTTGGCGATTTTTTCTTCGGCTCCCCGGATATCGGGTGGCACCTGGTAAGCGGGAGCAAATCCGGCACATTTCGCGTTAGCTAAGCCAGCCACATAAGTTACGCCTCCAGGCAATAGACTCGCCGGCTCGTTTTTCATCGACACATCGGCCACCATGGGAGGGTTGAGTACCTTATCAATGGCCTGAGCGGAGCGCTTCTCCAGCTGCTGGAGCATCTTCGATGATCCCAGCGCTTCCATACCGGGAGACCGCCCGTAGGAGTCGTTTGCGATCACATGCCAACGCGGAGCGCAGAACGGCAGCTCGTGGTAGCCTTTGAGTTCCAGCACTAAATTCTGAGATTGCCCCCATTCCCATATCACCGAGCGGTACTTCCGCCCTTTGAGTCCGGGTATTTGAGGCGCCCTGTCGTCGTTGGGCTCGATTGCCTGGGCAACATTGATTTCTTTGTCGAGCTGTCCGGCGGTCCAGAGCGATTTTACCTGGGGGCTGGCAGCCTCCAGTCCGAAGCGCTCGACCACTTGGCCTATAGTGAGGACGTATTCGCGATACAAGGTGTCGATCTGGTTTCTTCCGGAAGAAGCCAGGTAGTATTCGCCAGCCGTCAGGGTTTGGCAGCGGACAACATCGTCGAAGTCGGCATCGACCAGCATACATCCGGTGCCAAAGCAGCCCAGTTCTTCGTAGATAACGTGCAGGGTGTTATAAGCATTGCTCTGAGACAGGATGTTCCGCATCCGTTTTGTGACTTCGTCGAGCCAGAGCCGCACGGCGGTGTCGTCGGATACGTCCATATCGCGTATGGTGAGCCTGAACCAAGGGCGGACAGGGCTGGTCAAGCCCGCCATGAGGCCAGCGGCCAAGGTCCGGAGAGCGAAAACTGGCGTCTCGTTGATAATCCTCGATCCAACCGGGTCTCCCCGCGTGGCCTGGTTGGGCGTCATGAGATACCGCCCGCGCCGGGGCAGGATGAAATCGGAAAGCTGTCTCCAGTGCTGCCAGTAGCTCCAGCGGTCGGTTCGCAATCCGACAAGTCTCCGGTCCACGTACTTGCGCAGGTCCTGGATGCTGCGCTGCCGCGCGGCGGTTATGGGAATGATGTCAGCGCTCATTTAAACTCGGTTCTTGTCAAGTTCATTGTTTTGCCTTTTGACTTTTAACTTTTGCCTTTCGCCCCGCGCCTATCCCCCTAAAAGCGTCTTGCCGGAGACCGTCGTGTTGGCCTTGGTCTGAAGGCCTTGCGGTCCCGTAAGAATTGTCTGGGAAGCCCCATAAGCCATTGCCGCCCGTGCCTGTAGGTCGGAGGCGGCATTTTGCACGCCCTGATCGGGCAACGCTGGCGGTGGCGCCGGGGGTGGGGGCGGTGGTGGTGGTGATGGTGCGCTTGCGCCAAAACACATGCTTTAGGACCTCCAATTTGTCAGTGATCAGTGAACGGTGGAGAGCGAACGGAGACAAACAAAATGCTCAAATCCGCAAATTTCTCTCATCTGTTGTATTCGGGTAATACTTATAGCAGGGGTAATTTCGGCGTGCAAAACGGCAACCAGAAACGGCAATAGAAGTGGCAATAGAAACGGCAATAGAAGCGGCAAAATGCAAAAAAAAATATTTTGAAGGGAGAACGAGGAAGAAAAAAATGAACTCCGGTGCTCAGTGCTAGGTGGCCGGTGCAGGTTACAATAGTTAGTTGCTTTTAATCCAGTAAATCCCCGGATGAAGCCTGGGGAACGACTGTTAATCTTGTGCAAACCCCAAAGGATCATAGTCGAATTTCACAGCCCGCCCGGTCCCCGGTTCCAAAATCCCGCCAGCCTCGACTCCTCGAAACGGGTCGTATTCGGTTAGCGCTCGAGCCGGTCTATTGTGTCGTCCGGCTCGAGCGGATACCGGGTAGGCGAACGAGATGGCGAGACAATCCGCCCGGTTCGGAGACTTAAGCCCCCGCTCTTTCATATGATTTTTGGACTCGATCTGGATTTTGCCGTCCATTCGCGCGACCGTCTCAGGACCGATCAGGTCGTTATAGAGTACGGTATCCTTGGGGATCGCTCCACCGGCCTTGAGCCAGTCACGCATGGCCTTCCACATCTCCGCGCGCTTGTTGAGACAACCGGGATCGCTCGATTCACCCGAAAACCATACGAGCTGCCAGTTCCTTCCAAGGGTCCTTCCGGCTGAGACAATGCCGGTCCCGTAGCCCGCGTCGATGAAGACCGCATCGGCACCTTCCGAGTCTTCGAGATTGGCGATGATACTTGCCACCTGGATGTCATTGTCGTTCTTGGGGATCGCCCTCAGAATCTTGAACGCGAGTCCCTGCCTGAGTCCGATCACCAGTTCGTCATCTCCTTCCCAGGCCGGATCGCAGGTAAGGATTTTGGGTGCAAAATCGAATTGCCCGGGTTGTAGATGCCTGCCGTAAGCCGCGTCAATGTCGGCCACCGATATGAATTGCTTTGCTGACATCGAAGGAAATATCCCCCTCACTCTTACCTTGAAAAAGTCGGAATCCTCGCCGTAATCTTCGGCCCAGTGCCGAATCTGCTGTTTGTTGGTAAGCGCGCACGATCTGGAGTCAATCTGCCTTGTTGACCATCTATGCTTGAGTTTGCCGGTGAAGCAGTCTTTAAACCGGCCCGTATTGCGCGTGGGGTTTCCGAATACGCACCAGACTATCTCTGTTGCCTCATCGGTAAGCGCCCCCTCCGAGACTTCCCAGATTAGATCGGGGATAGCCGACGCCTCGTCATACAGAAGAAGTATGCGCCTGCCCTTGTTGTGAAGCCCTGCGAAAGCTTCCGTATTTCGTTCGGACCAGGTTACCTGATCTATCCGCCAGATCTTTTGATGCGCCGGATGGGTCGAACTCACCGCCGCCGCCGTCAGCTCGAACAGACGAAGCCCCTCACCCTGCCATGTCCACCAGGGAGAGGGGGACCAGGAAGGGACATTTAGAGGAACAGGAAGGGTAAACCAGCAAAGCCGGAACCACTTGGCGAGTTCGGACCAGGTCTTCGTCTTGAGCTGCCTCTCGGTATTCGCAGTAACTACTCCCTTCGTGTCCTCGAAGGTTGAGACAGCCCAAAGGATGAGCCAGGCCACGAGGGCCGATTTGCCGATCCCGTGGCCGCTTGCGGTGGCTTCGCGAATCGGAGGCGAGGCGAGCGCTTCCTCACTCCCTTTAGGGTCTGCGGGTCCAGTGTCGGGGGGCGACGGAGAGGAAACCCCGTCGTAACTCGTCACGCACGACTCCCCGAACGAGTTTACCGGTAACCCGTGGTCCCTCGGAGAAGCCGAATGATAACCGGCGATCCGAGACTGAAGCCCTTCGAAGTGACCTGCCGATTGATTGAGCCTTCGCCCAATATCAATCAGTATCTCTTTCTGCCAAGCGTCGGGGCCGGTGTAGCCGGCAAGTTCCCTCTCTCCCCAGGGGAAGGCAAAGAGCACCCATCCATAGGGGTCCCGAGCGTACTTGCCCAAATCGTCCACAAGATCGGCGAGGGGTTTCAGGGGGTTCGGTGTCAAGGTTCAATCTAAGCTCTGCTTCACATCCGAGGTCTCATTTCTTCTTCCAGCCTGGAAATACGAACCTCGAGATCGGCCACTTCCAGCGCCTTTCGGAAAGCATCGGCCAAATCGATGATAACCTTTACCTCCGAGGGGGTTATTCCTCCGTCAGAGATCTTTGCCGCCACGGCATCGAGCAGTTTTGGAATATCGCCTACCGACTCGATCTGAGGGACATTCATGTCGATCGGCGCATCCTTTTTCGGTGGAACCAGGCGCTCAAGGCAAATTCGAAGGCAAGCCAAGTCACCACCGAGGGCCAACTCCACCACTTTTCTGCCCAGAGTTTCCGCCTCACCGTCAAGGAGGTTCTGTGCAATTGCTGTAGTCCTGTTTCGGGTTTCTTTGGGCTTGCCTCCGGGGTTTCCCGATTGCCCTTTTTCAAACGGACGGCCTCTTCGCTGCAAATTCAGCGGGATTTCAGCGGCGCTCCCGGAACTGTCCCGCTGCACTCCTTCCTGGATCTCATTGGCACATTGGCTGGATTTGTCAGCAATCATCGTTTTCACCTCCAGTTTTTTACGCGCAGGATAGCAGAGGGGATTCGGTCGTACAAAACGGCAACCAGAAGCGGTAATAGAAGCGGCAATAAGAACGGCAATAGAAACGGCAAAAAGAGAAAAAAGCAGCCGACAGTCGTCAGTGGTCGAAAAAACAAAAGATAGCCACCACTGTCTGGGTATTAGAATCCTGGTGCCGGATCGCTAGGAAGGAGAAACGGAGATGGAGGCGATACCCTTCTCCATTCTCCACAGGATTTCGCGCTGTTGGCGACTGGAGTCGGCGTGCCTGCGCTAAATGAGATCTAGTGTGGCGTTTCACTATTTCATCGATATTTGAACGCAGTGAGTAGCCACACTCCCTCATTCCGTGTTTGAGTGCTTCTTAATTAGCCGGAATCCAGAGAGGTTTTGAAGGGATGTCAACGTCGTTGACTTAGGAAATTTCTCGGTGTCCTACAGCGTCACCCGGCCGAAAGCCGGCGCCCGGAGAAGCTTGAAAATACCCTGGATTCCGGCTCTGAGTCACGGCTCAGGAGGAAGAGCGAGCCGGAAATCACACCGGCGCGTAAAGAAGGAAATTCTGATGAACGCCAGGCCTATGCCTCATGGCCTTTGTCTCATTGCCTATACCTCCCAGGCACTGGAAGAAGGACAGCCTGTCTCCCTATTGTCGATGGTTTCCTCCTCGCTTCCAGCTTCCGGCTACTGCTTTCACAGCTTCTCGCTTCACGCTTCCTCCGGCAGCTTTTCATAGGTCACCTGTGGTGCCCCGGGCTTTACGCTCATGCACCATTTGAGTCCGTTCGACAGGTCTTTGTCCGCGTAAGTGATAAAGCCATCGATCGCTTTTTTCGACGTTGGTTCATATACCACTTTGAAAAGCTCGGCGAACTTTTCCTCCGGCAGGTAGTCACGAAACCTTATAATCTTCTCCTGGTCCCAGGTGATATTTTCGTGCAGCCGGATCTTTACTTTCAAACCCGTCCCTATCAGATAGGCAGTCTTATGGCCGTTTTTGAACCGGGCGCTCTCGGCGAGCCGCAGGTTTATCTGACGCAGCCTGGCCATTTTGGCGTCGATTTCGCTTTTGAGTTCCGCGCCTTCGCGGATCAGGGCGGCGGTCCCGCGAGGCGCGGGCCTGGAAACCGGGATCGCATGCCGGGATCGGCACAGCGGACAGGTGTCACTCAAACCGTCGGCAACGGCAAGACCGCATCCACTATCCCGCAGATCAACCAATCGGGCGGCCTCGTTATCTGTTGCGTGGCATGGACTATTCATAACGGCAGCTCCTTGAATGCAGTGAACAGTGAACGGAAAAAACTTTAAAATCCTCCGGATAACAAGTTGGCCGAGCCGCCCGTGAAGAGGACAAAAAACTCGGTCTCAGGAATTCATTCACAGTGAGATCCATTTTCTTCGAGTTTCTCTATGCAGGCAGATGAGCTGTTCACGTGAAGAGGAATATGGAGGTAGTCGTTTGCCGGATGGACCTCAAAATGTTCCGCCATGATCCGGTTCATGGCGCCAAGGATTTGAAAACACGGCTCCGGCCCAATTAACGGGAAACAGTGTTCTGTGAACGGAGCATCTCCGGAGGGGCCTGGTGATCGGTGTGGACAACACGAGGGCTTGGCTTCCTTTGCAAACGGCATTAGCTTCTCCTTCTCTAGAGGGGAAATTCAATTTGGCCAACTATACATCATCTTATGATGCGTTGTCAAGTATAATAATGAAGTGGTTTTAAAAAATTTTTGTGCCCCGTGCAAGATCAAGAGCTTGGGGAATGGAGGGATCCGGCGATAAAGGGAGACCAGCATTCAGTCTTCAGGAGCACAGAAAAGCCTCTGTGCGGCCACCAACCGCCCGGCATTTCGATGGCCATTAAAGAATTTTTTTACTGGCATCTAAAACGATGCGGTCCGGCGAAGCTGTGTACTGCCGATCGCGCTTCACTTCTTGGACCAGTATACACAAAACCACATTCAGAGTTCTCTTTGCAGGCGGAGGCCCGCCAGTGAGTAGTGGTTTCTTCCGTTTACCGTTAACTACCCTACACGTCTCCGCAGTGCCAGACCACCAACCCCAGGAATCTAGCGCTCTCAAGGCTTACGCGCCATGGTTCGTAGACCGCCTTATTGTCGCTTACCAGGAAAGTCCCATCGACGGGGGAAACCCGGACACGCTTTATGTACACGAGATCATCGATACCGACGACCATGATCTTGCCGTCACGCGGGGTCTGCTGCGAGATGTCGAACAGAACGAAATCGCCGTCTTGCAACGTCGGAACCATGGAATCGCCGCTAACCTCGGCAAGGCGCATGTCGGGGACATTCCCTTTTCGAATCAACCAGTCCCGGCGAAAGGAATAGAAATCCTCGGCTGTTTCATCGTGGGTCAGTTCACCTGTGCCGGCACTCAAACGGGGTTTTACTTTCTTGACATAGGTAAATTCGAATCGCCCAGCGCCTGCCATGTTCAATCCCGAGCCAGGAGCCTGTGACCCGGCCCACCCCGCGAGCCGTGCTGGTTCTTCGCCGATCAGAAGCCAGGCTTGCCTGAAGCCGGTCCTTTCCTCTATTACCTGAGCCAGGTCGAGCTGAATGCGAGTAGTGCCCGCTTCGATATGGCTGATCGTGCTCGGGTGCACTCCAAGCATCTTGGCAAACGTCACCTGACTGAATCTTTCCAGATTACGTTCCCTGGCGAGTTCGGCGCGAACATGTTTCAATCTTTGAGCGTGCTGAGACATTTTTTCTCCTCCCGTCACTTTTATAATTGACATTACATCACATACTGATGTATTATTAAACTCTGCTGATCTCCCTGGGTGATACGGAAAGCAACAGTGAAAAGCGAGAGCCAGCAGCGACAAACACCTTCCCCTTTTTCCTTTTAACCTTCTACTTGAATCTGTCCCGCCAAAGGACAGCTAAAGGAGTTTTAGCATGGAACGGGTGAGTTTTTCAACAAAAAATGAAGTGGTGGGACGGCTTCGGATGGCCGGATTCAATATGAAACAATTCGCCGACCAACAAGGCTACGAGCCAGACACGGTCAGGAAGGTGGTCGGCCGCTACGCTGGGAGCAAGAAAACGCCGAGGGGCGCAATGGCTCGAGACATTTTGCAAAAACTGGCAGAGAAGGTTGGACGGGCAATTTAGATAGTCACGCGTTTCGCCTGTTTCGGGGTCCAAATTTGCGGGTTTCTTTAGAAGTGGGGCGCAAAAAAGGCAGCATGGAGTATAAAGAGGGCCGGCTCCTTCGGGGAGTCACGAGTCAAGAACTAACCAGACCCGCATGCCCGAGACTCCGAAGGCAGACTGGAAACTAAAAGGAGAATGAAACCATGGGTGAAAACGATCTGCTGGTTGGATGGAAGCAGATTGCAAGGTTTCTTGGAATATCCGAGCGGTCGATCCGTGGATTCAGGGACCAGCTTTTGGAGGGCAGCTACGTGTTCTACCGAAGGCGGCGACTCGGGAAAAGAAACGTTTGCGCCTGGGCGGATGATATTCGACGATGGGCGAAAAAGCGTTGACCGTTGATTAGTGCTCGGTGGCCGGTGACTACGCTTTAGTACCACCCGTACCAATTGGCCGCTTCGTAAAGAGCGATAATGTTCGCGGCGGGCGTAAAATTCTGAATGTCGTGAGTGGGCGCCATCATGTAACCGCGCACCGGCGCCAGGTCGCCGATCACTCTCTCTTTGCCTCTTCAACTACTAGCTTCGGAGAGCAGTCGATAAGTGTTTTCTGGCTGTCCATTCCGCCCCGGAAAACAAGATCGCGGCCGTATTCTCGTTTTAGAAGCCGAATGTCCATCCCCCTCGCCGACACTTGAATGGGATTGAGTATATCGATCCCCGCCTCGATAAGCGACGGGATGAGGGGGAAGATAGCGCCGCACGAGTGCTGTGCAACCTTGGCCCCCGATTTCTGCTTTACGGTCTCGAACAATTGTTTCGAACGGGGGCGGAGTAAACTCCTTGTATGCCTGAGGAGATATCATCGGATTAAGCTGAGCTCCAAGGTCTTCCGTTACGCAGATGAAATCAAGACAACGTCCGACTTCTTCAATGAACAAACACAATTCGGCAATCTGTTCATCGATGACTGCTATCCAAGCCTGGTGTCAAGGACTCTGGTCTCCGAGGCGACACCCAGTCCT